CCTATACGGAATCAAAGCCTGGGACGCCGCACGGATCAGGCTCAACGCCTAGTGCCGCGCGGCTTCCAGCCAGTTTTCACGCTCAGAAATACGCTCTTTTGCGCAATCTCCCGCGCCAACAGAATCAAACACTTACGTTTGCGTTTTGGGGAAGGAATTTCCCCTGTCTCAGCCCGTCCGGGCATCTCAATTCCCCTTCAGAGCTTCATACGATCGCTGGCAAACTGTTCCGGCGTTCGCGGCTCTTTCAGCATAAGCAGCAAGCTCTCCCGCAGCCTCGTCAAGCCGGCTGGACACGAGGGCAAGCATATCTCCGGCCTCTCCGGCTGCATCCCCTCCACCGGCAGCACCGGGACAGCTGGCGGGTCTGCGTGATAGCTCGGCGACTCGTGCGCGCAGCCGGCTAGCAGCGTCATCAGCGGCAGCAGCATCAGCGGCAACCGCAGCGATTTTTTCTTGTGCGTCACGGCGTATTCCCTCGATGGCGGTTTGTCGGCGCTGTTCTTCGGATCTGGCTTGCGCCAGAGCGACCCGGGCGGCCTCAGCGTTTGCCGCCCGGATATCGCTTATCTGGCGTTCGTACCGATTCCCCTGCCACTGCCACGCCCCTGCAGCAGAAAGCGCCATCAGCGCAAGCACAGCGGCAGCCAAGGCGATCAGCTTGTACTGCTTGAGTAGGGCGATCATTCGATAGCCTCCAGCGCCTTTGCATAAAGCGCGTCCCAGGTGTGCCGGTGAGGCTTGCCCGGGCGCCATGTCCGCAAGTACAGATCCCAAGCACCTTGCTCGTCGCCAAGCCCCGGCAGCGCCTTGGGATCAGTCCACAGCAGCAGCCTGGCGAACGCCGCGGCCAGCACATCGTCGTGCTCGAGCGCGGCATAGACTGCGCCCTCGGTAGCGATTACGTTCCTGATCCGGCAGACGGCCAGTGCGTGCTCACGGCTAGCAGAATGACGCAGCACGCCGCGCACTCCGCCGCCCTGCTCGAATTGCCAAAAACCTCGGGCAGGCCCCGCCGATCTGGCGCCGATGCTTGAATCTGGACTCCTGCAGGCCAATCGCGAGCATCTGCACCTCAGCCTCTCGGCTCGACATCCGCGCAGGCAGCAGCGCGAGAGCGGGCGCTATGGCTCGCTCCCGTATTTCAGAGAGGGTCATGGTAAACTCCAGATAAATTCAGGCGATGCCGAAGAACAAACCAAAACAGGACGTATGTAGGTGCTCGAATATGGAACAACGCGGAATAAGTGGTAATTGGTATTTCTGGGTATTTGTCGCTATCTATCCGGGATTTTTCTTCTACCAAACCGCTATTGGCGTCGATGCAATAAAGCCGATATTAGGCGGATATTTTGGCTTAGCCTCGGCAGCATCTTTTGCGGTGTGCCTAGCGGCGATTATTCGGAATACACTCCGGACAAGGCCAACAGTTCATTTGATCGACTTACTGGTCTTCTTTTTATTGGCGCTTATTATCCTCGTTGCTATGATTCATCTATTGACAGGGGGCAAGCCAGATGTTCCGTATTGGCATTTTGGCCTTGTATATCAAGCGTTGCTTGCATACATATTGTTCTCACTAATGCGTATGGGGGCAAAGGAAAAGATAGTAATTCGATTAATACTTTTCATGATGTTTGCCTGCGCACTTTTGTTTAGCGATGGGCTTGCCATGGACTTCAGATCTGCCCACCAAGGCTCTACGCATTACGCTTCTTATCAAGGGTTTGCGCTTCCGGTACTCTTGACGTTATTACTGTGCGTCGTAGGCTCTGAGAAAATAATCGCTAGAGCTGCAATGTATGCGGCAGGGATTGTCTCGCTCCATTGGATAGGCGCGCGAAGCGAAACACTATTAGCAGTGATGTTTTTTATGACATTTGAACTGCTTTTAGCAAAGAACAAATCGCTTCTGGTTTCAATTGCAATACCTGCTGCCTTCATTGTTGGTGCTTATATTATATTTGCAGGCATTGACGGGCGGATTTCGACAGTTGCAAACCTATCATCTGATGAATCGTTCACGATCAGATCGGAAATTACCGAAACCGCTCTTACTCACATTATGGATCAGCCCCATAATAGGGGCATATGCTTACTATGATATGGGCTACTNNCCCCACAACTTATTAGCCATATGGGTGGATTTAGGCCTGGCTGGGCTATTCCTGTTCTTTGCGCTATTGATTGCATGCACGCTGACGCTGGTTGCGGCATCATTTGGCAAAGCGCCAGACGGGCTGCAACTGAGAGCGGCGGCTGCCGCGTTATTGCTTTCATCGGCACTAATGGTCGTCGCGGCCAAGCACTATACCTACGTCCCGTTTGTCGCCGCGGTTGCCATGACGGCTAGAGCCAGCCGCGGATCTCCTGCGACTGGCTCTAATCATGTGAAGGTAGCGTCAGTTGGCTATCCGAAGCGTTCTGAAGCCAGTTCCAGCAGAGTCTGCCGCCCCGACAGTTACCTGCTTTAGCGTAGTTGTGCTCCCATTGTTATGGGCAACCATTAGGCTGCAGGTGCTAGCGCTCGGCTCAAGAGTCCTGAGATGTACAGTGCTCCCGTCTTGCGCCGTCACTTCCAGAGACGGACCGACCGAGTATCGCCCGGATACAGCGTTGGCTCGCCTCAAAATGGTTGTTGTCGTGCTGCTGTTGGAGATGTTTGAGGCATCACCTGTATACAGCAGCGTCTGAGCAGCCGTTGAAGCGACTGTTGCGGGGCGGTTAAACAGATCAACCTCGCAAGAGTTGGTAAATGCGAAGTTATAGCCGCCCGTGGTCACCGTCTCGTATCTGGGGTTTTCCTGACGAACGTTAATGACGATGAAATCTGCATCTGCCCCTTGAGCATCAATCATCCCGTCAATGTTTTCGTACAGCGGGGATATGAGGTTGATGTTGCGAGTGGTACGACCGATAGATCGAATCTTGAAACCATAGCCGGTGCTGGTAACTGCGCTAGGCTGGATAAATGTCAGCGAGCGGCAATCCTCGATCTCCCACGGCACGCTCGCGGCCTTGCTGGAGCCGTAGCAGCCCCAGCTCTTACACTCGGTGAAAACTGCCTCTTGGAGCTTTTGGATGTAGCAGGTAGCCGCTGTGGCGGTGCTGTTCGCGTGGCCCATAAACAGCGCTTCGATTCTCACAGTCTGCCCGATGGTGATGGGCGCTGCATCAGTATGCCCGACAAGTCGGAATGCGTTCTTAGTGTCAGGAGCATCAATGCACATGAGACCGGAAATCAAAACGGCATCGTACATCCGCCGCAAATCGAAGCCATGAACATCCTGTCCGTTGCAGGAAACGCGGAAGTTCTTGATTTCTACCGAATTGATGCCACTGTCCGGTGCGTAGTACTGAATAACAGCAGTTCCTACAAATCCAGGCAGCGCCCGAATCATCGAAACGAATGTGCCAGAGCCAATCAGCGAAACCTTGTCGCCAACCACAAGCATCTGGGAACTAGCGTAGGTCCGGCTCTTCATCCGGACAGGGAACATCTTGCTATAGATCGACGTGACCGCCAGGTTCATCGCCGCATAGTCATCAGTTGCGCCATCGCCGCGGGCGCCAAAGTCCTCGAAATAGGTTTCGCGAGGACGCATGATCCAGCGGCCTGTCGAGACTCCGTTCGGCGCTACAATCACAGCGCCATCAGCCGGCAAGGTGTTCGTAGCGAACCACGTGTAGAGCCCACCCCCCTCACCCGGCATATCATCCCAATATCCCAGAACCTGAACGGTTTCACCGTCGTACTGGCCGGCCACTGTCTGCAGTTCGCCGTCGCCGCCGCCAACAAGGCGGATAGACCGGAAGAACCGAATGGCCCGCCCGACAATGGCCGCTCCCTCTCTTGGGTCAGAAGACTCCGCCAAAACCAGTCTCAAAGCAGCCGAGCTGTCTGTAACAGGCGCAACTGCTTGCGGGTTCCCGTCTCCATCAAAAGAAAGAAGCTTTCCTGCGCGGAATGCCGCAGATGGGATGCGGGCCGGCTCAGGATCCGAATCGGCAACCCGCAAAGAAGATCTAATGCCCGTCTCGTGCTGCTGGGCGATCATGGTCAGCAGGTCGAAAGCGTCCTCGTGCACCTCAGCGAAGAATTTCCCTTGGTTGCGCAAGTCGGTCATCTGCAGGATATCGACAACCCGCGACACGAACAGGCGCTTGCCGACCGCAGGCGCCACCACTACGTTGATCAGCCCCCCTTCTTCGTCGCCTTCGCCGCTTACCGTGTAGTCCGAGTTCAGCGTAAGCAATGATGAGGACCCAGTCGCATCATCTGCGAGCATGACTATCAGATCGGTGTCATTGTTGAACTTGAACGCGATCGGGAAAATCTGCGTTACTCCGTTACCATTAAAGCTGGCGACGTTGGTGTTGGTTTGAACGGTCATG